CAAATCCGCGCACGCCTCCAGCGCCGCGAGCAGGGCCGCGTTGTCGCGCGTCAGCTGCTGGACGAGCGCGGAAAGCATCACGCCGCAATCGCACGAGGCATCGACCGCGAACTCGTGATGGTGCGTCCCCTTCGTCGTGGTCGTCATCACGTCCTCCTCGCGGCGAGCGTCGCCGCCCGCGCGGTCGCGGCGCTGCGATATCGCATGAGGCTCACGTACGGCCGGTCATCGGGGAGCAACGAGTCCTCGATGGTCGCCCAGCACCCGCGCGTGATCCGGAGCTCGGCGGCGCCGCCGTAGGCGGTGTAGGCGCCGCTGGCCCGCGCGCTGCCGCGCTCGGACAGCGGGACGAACGTCATCCGCACCCACGCGCGCCCGAGGGCTTGGGTGCACGGCCCGCCGCTGTCGCCGCCGCCATCTGACCAGTACTGAGCGCACTCGCACGTCGTCGCTGTCATCGTCGCCATCGTCTCCTCCTTGGTCGTCGCGTCGTGCATCATGCCACTTAGCAAAGCAAGTCGTGTGCCGGCTTTGCTACCAGAGAGATAAACATTAAATCAGTCAGTTACGTGAGATGCCACAGCCAGATGGTGACAAAACGCGGCACCAGTCCGCACGGGCAGGCGACCATCGTGCGCTGTAACTGACCGGATACGCTTGCGAAAGTGCCGATGACGAAACACGCCACCTGTGGTGACGAAAACCGTCACTTGACAGTGGTAACGGATGCGGAGGAGGATCAGCAGACAGAAAAACGGGCTCGGCTGCCGTCGCGCTGACCAGCCGCCGAGCCCTCGCGGGAGGAGACGATGCCCGCGACTATACGGACATGAGCCACTCCTGTCAATGAGCCAATTCGGCCAAAAGACATGAGCCAATGTCCAAGCCCCTCCGCACGCCGAAGCGGATTCGACCGGGCCGGGGACTGAATCAGGCCCTTTCCAGGCATCTTCAGCGCCGGCCGCAAGTCCACGGCCGAAAGAGCGCACGTGCCCCAGGCCCCAACCACGCGCCGAAGCTCGGGCTCATGGACCGATCCTGGGGGAACCTACGGAGGGGGGACTGCCCTGATGCTCTGAACCACGCTCGCGCCCCTCCCGCGAGCACACCCAGCCTCCCACGCTTGTACTCTTGACACCACCGCGCGCCTCGCCGTACGCTTGCCATTGGCAACCCCCGAGATGGTCGACGACGCCAACCGCCAGACTGACGACCCCTTCTCCGCCGTCGAGCCCATCCGCACCAATCGCAACCGTGGAAACCTGCCCCTCCGAGAGAGCGAGGTCGCCGAGCCCATCCTCGGCGGCGAGATCCGCGACCTCTCGGCCGCTCCGCCTCACCTCATCCTCTCCGTCGCTGAGAAACGCTACCGCGCTCGCGTCAACGATGCGCACCGCGACGCCTCGCGCCTTCCTGCACTCGAACGCAAGCGCCGTACGCTTCACGGCGGCCGCGACCTTGATCACGAGATGTCGCGTGACGAAGCGCTCGCGCAAGTCTCCGGCATCACCCGCGCTCTTCACGCTGCTCTCAAGGATGCCGTGACCGTTGAAGCCGTCGGCGATCGCACCACGCCGCTTGGCCGCCAGCTTCGCCGGCCCACCGATATCAAGGCCATCGGCACCACGTGGGCCATTTCGATGGACAAGCTCACGGTCGCAAAGGCTATGGCACCGGCCCAGAGCGGCGACGCAGCGACAAGACAAAGACCCGGCGTCCTCGCCCTCGCCCGCCGGATCGCGGAGGCGCAGACGGACCTCTACCCGTAGTGGTCGGTCGTCGAGAGCTCGTCGGAGTGCAACGTAAGTGTGTGAGATGACGAGCGACGCAGGGTAGGAGTGACTACCCGAGCTGCGCAACGCGGGGAGGGAGGCCGGGGGGACGTGGGCACGGCCGGCACGGTGGGCGCGGGCGCGGACGGTACCTACGGAGGTACTTCGCTGACAGGATTCGTGGTCAGACCGATCGGTGGTGAGAAGGCGATGGCGGCCGTGGCTCGTCGAGCGGAACGTCGAGCGCGGCGAATTGATGAGAAGGCCGCCCGAAGTGCCGAACGGCGCCGGGGTGCCTACTCGGGCAGGAAACGCGATGAAGTCGAGGCAGACCCGCTTTCCGGGCCTTCCGGAAGAAGTGTCCGCTCTCCGCCCGGAGGGGGGCTTTCTATGCCCCTCCGGAGGGCGGAAGGAAACTTTCCGTATATAGGGAGTTTCCGCCTTCCGCCCCCCCCCTCGGAGACGGGGGTGCGCCGCTGTCCCTGGCCGGTCTCCCCCCTCTTCGGGATGCTGGCGCAAACGCGATGACGGTTTTCCGGGACGACCCGTTGGCTGAGGATCGGGTGGAGCACGCGCGACGGCGGGATGTCGTGGCGAACGCGTTGGCGTGGCTGATCGTGGTGGCGCTGGGGGCGGCGTTGACGGTGGTGGTGGTGCGGGTGGGGTGGTGATGGCGACGCCATGTGCCGACGTTCCGGCACTCGCGCCTGGCCTCCTCTCGTGGTGCGCGGCGCATGGGCGGGCCCTGGCGGTCTGTCGAGCCATCGCCGAGGAGCGGGAGGCGTGCGCGAAGGTGGCAGACGGGTTTCCAGCGAACTTCATGAGCCTGTCGCCCCGACGGCTGACGGTGAGCGAGGCGGAAGAGATGGCCGGCGAGGCGATTGCCGCCGCGATCCGGGCGCGGGGCTGATGGCGAAGCGCCAGCCTCCGCGCGCCGGCGAGTGCGAGCGGTGCTCGTGGACGATCACGAGCCTCGAGAACTACTACCGGCACCTGATCGAGTTCCACTCCTTCGAGCCGCCGCGGGCTCGTCGGGTGGCAGGGCTGACGGTGCCGGTCGACGTCGGGCCGGGGACGCGAGCGGATGATCCGATCGGTAAGCTGGCCGCCACGAACGGCAGCGTTCACGGAATGAACGGTCACGAAAGCCCGCTGTCCGAGGGATCGAGTCACCCTGCCTCCCGGGTCGACGACGCGCAGGGGACGGAGCGCGTCGCCATCTCCGCCCATGATCACGTGTGCCCGACGTGCGGCACCGCGGTCGTGTGCGACTGGTCGCAGATTGCCGCGATCGACGAACAGGGGCGGATGCTGCGGCTGTACGCAGGGCTGTGGCGGGCGAGGAAGCTGGGCCACAAGCCAGGGCCGAAACCCCGATTCGACGACCAGGCGCTTCGCGCGATGGTCGACGGCGGCGGGATGACGGCGATCCAAGTGGCCGAGGCCCTGGGGATGCCGCCCAGTACGGTGCGGTCGGCGATCGATCGGGCGCGCGCGGCGACCGGCGAGCCGCCGAAGGCTCCGCTCACGCCGGAGCGGCGCACCGAGATCGCCACGCAGGCGGCGACGGCGCGGTGGGCTCAGACCCGATCATGACCGGCTATCCGACCTGCTCATCGCTGGACCACGAGGACGACCACGAGGCGATGGAGTGTGCGGCGGGGACCGCGCGGTATCTGTGCTCGCGGCAGGCGCGGCGGAACGGGTGGCAGGCGTTGGGGTTGGTGGTCGGGGTGTGGCTCGCGGTGGTCGTGCTGGGGGTCGCGGCCATCGGGGGGCTGGTGTTGTGGTGAGGTGGCGCGACATCTGGCCGGCGTACGCCGTGGGCTGGATAGGGATAGTGGCCGGGCTCATGATCGCGTCGGCGTTCCTGCGGTGGGGTGTCTGGTGAGCGCGTGGTGCTGGCTGCTCGGGCACCGCTGGCCGGCGGCGCCGATGGAGATCGAGGTGTCGCGGTGTGAGCGATGCGGCGCCGTGCTGACGGAGGACGACCTCGCGTGAAGGCCGTGAATGCGGTCTTCGTGGTCGCGTTCATCCTCGTGGGCGGCGTGGCTGTGACGACGGCCATCGTGACGGTTGACCAGGTGTTCCGGGTCGAGACGCGGGATTGCCGACACGCGGGGCGCCCGGTGATCGCGTGCGTCGTCGAGGTGTTGGGGTGGTGAGTGATCGTCACGCTCGAATCGTGTGCGGGTGTGCGGCCATCGCCTTCACGATCGTCGGGCTCGTGTTCACGCTCGACAATGCCAGCCTCGGAAACCTCGTCTTGCTGATCGGCGCCATCTACGCCTGGGCGGCGTGGTCATGAGCGCCACCGCCCTCGGCACCCTGCGGTTCTGGCAGGACACCGGGCAACCGTACGCCGATCTGCTCAAGGAAGCGATCAAGCCGGCGCTCGGCATGACGGCGGTGACGAAGTACATGGGCGCGTCGGTGTCGGTGTCGGTCTACGCCGGGCTCGCCACGGTCGTCGGGATGCTGGCGCTCAGCATCGTGATGGGCTGGCTCGTCGTGCGCTACCGCGTGCTCCACAGCCAGCGCGTCGCCGACTGGCGCGCGAACCCGGCGCAGTGCCGGCAGATCGAATTGCTCGAGGAGATCGCGAAGAACACGAAGGCGCCGCGGTTCGTGCGGGTGTCGGGCGGGCCGGCATGACCTTTCTCTCCTGGCTCCGTGGCCTGCTGTTCGGCCCCTTCGACTCGCAGTGGTCGATGGAGCGCTGGGCGGTCTTCTGCCTCTACTGCGGCGAGAAGGGCTACGACTGCACAGGGCTGACGCGTCCGTACGTGTGTCTGCGCTGTCGCCCGGCGCCGCCGCCGGGCGCGTGGAGCGAGACGATGGAGCGCGGGCGCCGGCTACAAGCGATCGAGGACGAGTCGTGACGCCGGAGGAGCGGGGCGCGAAGATCATGACGCGCTTCTTCGAGGCCGACACGAGCGCCGTGATGGCACAGACGCTCTTCGAGATCGCGGCTGAAGAGACTCGCGCCGCTGTCGCCGAGGAGCGTGCCCGGTGTGCCATGCTCGCGCGCGCCTCACGCTTCCGCTCCGACTTCCCGCACGATCTGGCGACAGCGGAATCCATCGCGGACCTGATCGAGACGACGCCAGCCCCATGACCCTCCGCAACGACTGCACGCTCGACGAAGCGCTCGCCAACCTCGACAAGCTCACGGTCGACGTCCTGCGCAAACGCAAGAAGCTCCGCGAGCATCTCTGGCCGCAAGTCGCGGACCTGCTGATCGAGGACCAGCGCGAGAACCAGATCCTCTACTACCGGCCCGCGCAGAAGGACGCGGCGAAACTGCACCGATCGGTGGCGCGGGAATTCGCAACCCAGGGCGGAAACAAATCGAGCAAGACCGGCACGATGCTGGCCGACGCCGTGATGCAGATGATCGGCCTGCCGGACTACGTACCGGCGTGGCTGCGGCCGACGTACCCGAAAGAGAAGCTGCGCGGCCATCCGATCCGCGTCCGGCTCGTCGTCACGTCGCTTCTCAGCGCGTGGGACGCGAACCTCAAGCAGAAACTCCAGTGGTTTCACTGGAACGGCAAGCTGAACGAGGACGGCTGGCCCGGCGATCCGCGCTTCGGGCACTGGGGCTTCGTGCCGCGCGACTGTCTCATCGACGGCGACTGGGACAAGTCGTGGAGCGAGAAGCACCGGATTCTGCAACTCGTGCATCCGATGACGAAAGAGAAGTGGTCGACGCTGGAGGTCATGTCGCACTCGCAGGATCTGGAGGACTTCAACCAGGGCGCGTATCACCTGATCGTGGAGGACGAGATCCCGCCCGAGGAGATTCATCGCGCGAACAAGATCCGCGCGATGGAGATGAGCGGTCAGATTCTCACGGGCGGCACGCCGTCGGACGACCGGACGAACGCCGTCATCGAGGCGTGGTTCTTCGATCAGATCCTCGCGCCCGGCCTCGAAGGGAGCAATCCCGGCGAGGTCGAGGCCGTCGTGTTTTGGACCGAGCACAACCGCACCCTCAGCGCCGAGGACATCGCCTTCGTCGCCAAGGGCCTGACGCCGGAGCAGCGCCGCGCGCGGCTCCACGGCGAGGCGATCCACCTCTCGGGGCTCATCATCAAGGGCTTCACCGAGAAGCCGAAGACGTGGTGCTTCGTGTGCGTCGGGCCGACGTACGTGGTGAACGAGCGGTGCGAGTCGTGCGGCACGACGGATCTGGTGACGTACGCGCACGTGTGGGACGACGCGGACGTGCCCTGGCCCGGCCCGGCGAGGTGGCCGGTGTTGTTCTACATGGACCCGCATCAGTCGAAGCCGACGGCGTGCGCGTGGTTCAAGGTCGATCCGCAGGACAACCTCTGGCAGATCGCGGAGGCCGAGATCCAGGGCGACGCCGCGACGGTGAAGCGCGAGGTCGAGGGGCTCGAGGCCGAGCACGGCTGGATGCCGCTGTGGCGCAAGGGCGATCCGAAGATCACGGCGCAGACCAACCAGTTCGCGCGCGAGGTCGACGGCCAGCCGTTCAACATCGCCCGCGCCTTCGAAGAAGTGGGCTTCGACTTCGAGCCGGCCAACACGAACTTCACGGTGGCGATCGAGCGGATCGAGCAGGCGCTTCGTCCGAATCCGTTGACGCGAACGCCGCGCTTTCGCGTTCACCGCTCGTGCGCTCGGACGGTGTACCAGCTAACCCATTTCACCTGGGTCCCGCCGTCGCGAACGGGCGCGATGAAGGAGCAGCCGTCGAAGTTGCATTCCGACTTTCCGGCCGTGGTGCGATATCTTCACATGGACGAACCAACGTGGCGGCAACTGCAAGCGATGCGGCGCGCGGAACCTCTGCGGCTCTACGCGAGCACGCAGGGGCGCGGGGTGACGGGATGGTGACCCGACGCTGGTTTCTCGGTCTACTCGGTCTACTGCCGTTCGTGCCGAAGCCGAAGCCGACCGAGGCGAGTTACGGCGAGTGGCTGCGCCGCGCGGTCGAGGAGCGTTACCGACACGAGGTCGCGCACGTTCTCGGCAACGCGTTTACGTCGCCCGACAAGAGTGGGACCGTCTTGTGAGGGCGCGATGAAGCCGCCCGCTGTCAACTGCGGCGAGACGAGCGAGGCCACGGCCGCGGCGATGCATGGGGCGGTCGCGCTGCTCTACTTCGTGATGCTCTGGTATCACGCGAAGTCGACGCTGACGCACTGGTGGAGGCGATAGATGGCGATCCGGCTCGCCTGCGACGGCTGTGACTGCGACGTGACCGCGGAGACGGCGACGAAGCACGGGTCACTGGCCGTCGTCTACTACTGCGCCGACTGCGGAACGACGTGGAAGGCGCACGCCGCGCGCGAGCGGGAGGAGATGCTGGCGTGCGTCCAGCAGTTCGAGGCGTGGCGCGCGGCGGCGCGGCAGGACGTGCGGAAGACGCTCAAGGCATTGCCGGATGACTGATCCCCGCTACGTCGAGGCGATGCCCTTCCTCTCGCACGATCCGGCCTTCGCCCACGGCTTCGAGTGCGGCATCGTCTACCAGCAGATGCGCGCGGCCGAGTCGCACATCGTCGGAATGTTCCACGCGACGAACGAGGAGCAACTCCGGCTCATGGCCCACCGGCTCGGTTATGCGTCGACCAAGCGCGAGGAACGCGAGGGGTGGATCGACATGGTGTTCGTGGTCGATGGCTGACCGCCGGCTCGAACGCGACGCCGTGCTTCGCTGTCCGCATTGCGGCGAGGCGCCCTACGCGATCTGGCGCCGGCAGAACCAGCGCGCGGACGGGTCGCTCTCCGAGACGTTCGGCACGGTGCTCTGGCCGAACACGCCGGGCGTGTTGCCGCCGGCCGACCCGACGCGGATCTGCTGCCTCGACTGCGGCCATGAGTTGCGGCGGGTGAGCGCGTGAGCCTTGACGCCTACCGCGCCCTCGCGCGCCACCTCTCCACGCTGCCGGCCGACGCGCCGGAACGAGAGATCGTCCTGCACGAGATGGACCGGCTGTGGTACGCGCTGACGCCCGAGGAGCGGGTCGGGCTGGACGCGGAGCCATGACTTTCGGCCCGAAGATGCCAGGGCACTGCCTTGCTTGTAAGCAGGCCGTCTACGAGATCCTCGAAGTCCGCGTCGAGCCCGGTCACCCGATGGACGGTTGGCCGCTGCGGATGGGTCGTCCGCTGGATCACCAGACGCAGATCGAACTCCTGATGAGCGACGGCAGCGAGGCCGACATTCTGTTCTGCCTCGCGTGCGCGAAGAAGGTCACCGCGGTGGACTACATGGCGATCTGGCAGGCGTGCATCGAGGCGAACGACCTCGTGCTGAGCGTCGCCGGCCGATCGGAGAACGAGCGCAAGATGCACCGCGCGAAGATGATGGCGATCTGGCCGGTGACGGTGGGGCTGCTCCGGCGGCACGACGCGACGACGGGGCTGCTGATCGTGGACAGACGATGAGCATCACCCCCGCCGAGCTCTCGCCGAACGGCCAGCCGGCCGCGCCGATCTTCCCGAAGCGCGGGCGCTCGACGCTCCAGATCGACGCTGAGACGGTCGTCCAGTCGGTCACGGAACGCATCGAGGGCATCCAGAATGACCGCGACCGCGGCGAGTGGATGGAGCGGCGGCTCCAGCGCTACGCGAAGTACCGCGGCTGGCTGACCGAGAAGACGTTCCCGTGGGCCGGCGCCTCAAATGTGCACGTGCCACTGCTCCCAATCGCCGAGCTACGCGCGAACGCCGGTCTCCACAACGTTGTGATGACGCTGCGCCCACTGCTGACCGCGAAGGCGTCCAACCCGGCGCACATCGAACGGGCGCCGCGCGTGACCGAACTCGTGAACGCCCAGATGCTCGTCGAGCCCGGCCCGCAGATGGCCGAGCGGAGGTTCGGGGACTTCATCTCGAACTTCCTCCAGGACGGCAACGCGGTCGCCTTCACGCCGTGGGTCCGCGACGAGCGCGAGATCACGCAGGTCCGCCACTGGCCGCCCATCCCGGATGGCGTCGCCCCGAGCGACTACCTCGAAGCCGCCTTCCGCAAGCTCTTCCCGACGTTCGCCGGCATGGACCTCGACCCGAAGCGCGACAACCGCTTCGCCGTGTCCTACCTCACGGGCGGGATGAAGAACCCGCGCGGCATGACCGCGCAGATCGACGTCTACACGGCCGGCGACGACAGCGGCGGGCTGGAGTTCGTCATCAAGACCACCGAGACCGTCCACGACGGCCCGGTGATGATCAATCTCCCGATCAGCGCCGTGCTCGCGCCCACGCGCGCCGAGAACCTCCAGCCGCCGTCGGACGCGAACCCCGGCGGCGCGCCGTACGTCGTCGTGCTCTGCCGGATGCGGGTCGATGAGATCCTCCGCAAGCAGCGCTCCGGCGAGTTCAACTGGCTCTCGCAGGCCGACCTCCAGACGATCATCGACAAGGCCAAGGGCGACACCGGTATCCAGTCCGACAAGCCCGAGGAGGAGCTGGCGCAGCAGAAGGACGACCTCGAAGGCGTCCAGCACGCCGAGCCGCCGGCCACCTACGACGAAGGTATCGGACACCTGTCGGTGCCGATGGCGATGGTCTTCGACCGCTGGGACGTAGACGGCGACGGGCTGGCGGACGACGTCTACTGGATGGTCGCGCGGGACGCCAAAGTGCTGTGCGAGGCCCGGCTGCTCACGGAGAAGTGGCCGAGCAGAAAGCCGTACCGGCCGCTGGCCGAAGCCATCGCCATTCCGGTGCCCGGCCGTTGGTACGGCATCTCGCTGCTGGAACTCGGCGAGTCGATGTACGACATGATCAAGGCGACCTTCGATCAGTCGTACGACGCCTGGACCATCGCCAACCTCCCGACGTTCTTCTACGCCGCGTCGAGCAAGATGCAGACGGAGCCGATTCACCTGGCGCCCGGCGAGGGGCATCCGGTGCCCGGCGACCCGCGCCAGAACGTCTACATCCCGCAGTGGCCGCAGCGGGATCAGTCGGCGGCCATGAACCTGATCGGGCTCGGTTCGCAGTTCTTCGAGCGCGTGATGATGATCGGCGGACTCCAGCTTGGGCAAGTACCGACCGGCAAGGCGTCGGCCTTGCGGACGATGGGCACGACGGTCGCGCTGCTCCAGCAAGGCGACGTGCGCGCCGACCAGCTCCTGCTCCGACTCTTCGGGGGTATCGCGCAGGTAGCGACCTTCTTCCATGCCATGAACCGGGTGCTCTTGCCGGACGGCAAGGAGTTCCGCGTGCTCGGCTGGGACGGCCCGGAAAAAGAAGGCTACGTCAAGATCGAGTCGGTCGCCGACGAGATCGACATCGACACGGAGTTCGAGTTCCGCCCCGACTTCCTCCTCAGCAACCCGGCCGTGCTCTCGCAGACGATCCAGACGCTCATGGGTGTGCTCGTCCAGCCGCTCATGTACCAGATGGGGATCACGGACGCCAACCTGACGTACCGGCTGGTGCGCGACTTCATCCGGGCGCTCCGACTCGACCCGAAGCTGTACGTGAAGCCGCCCGTGCTCGAAGCGGCGCCGCCGATGCTGGCCGAAGAAGTCATCTCGACCATCCAGACCGGCCAGCCGGTCGAGGCGGTGCCCGTGGAGCCGGTGCAGGACCATCTCTCCAAGTTGATGGCCTACATGAACAGCGAGGCGTTCGGCCTGCTGGACGGCCCGGCGATCGGCTACTTCCGCGTTCACTTGGAGCGCGTGGTCCAGCGGGCGCGGGCCGAGCAGATGGCCCATCAGGCGCAGGCGTTCCAAGACGCGATGACAGCGCAGGGGATGGGCGGACAGGGCGGCGTGGCGACGACGGCGCAGGAGCCGGGGATTCTCCCGCAGCAGACTGAGATGCCGACCGGGCCGGAAGCCATCAATGCCTAGGTACCTAGGTACCTGATGCCCGATTACGTCGAGGTGGTAGGGGCCCTCGACCGGCTGGCCGCCCACGAGGCGAAGCGCCGGCCGGCGCCCGTCTCGCCCGCGGCCAGCGCGACCGCGCTGCGGATGGAGGAACTCACCGGCTCGCCGGAGTGGGACGCCTACCGGGAGCGGCTGGCCGAGTGGCGCCGGCCGGCGGAAAGCGAACGGGATAGGCTCCAGGGCGCCATCTGCGGCAATGACCTCGTGGGCGATGACCTCCTGAAAGCGAAGCTGAAACTCCAGTGGCAGGAGGGCTTCCTGGTGGCCATCCAGCAGGCGCTTGACCTGCCGGCCAGCCTGATGGCCGCTGGGAAAGTTGACACGACCGGGGTGGTGGGTGCAGATTCCTGAGTGGGTGATTCAGCGCATCGCTGGATTGCCCGACCGGTTCACCGGTCGGATCGAGGTCAACTGCTACGAAGGCTCGGTTCGAAACATCACGTGGCTGACCAGCGAGCAGCCACCAGAGGGATGGAGACAGCGGGAAGCGGCGCGCGGTAAGTAGCGCGGGACACTCTCAAAGCGAGACGCCCGGATCGGGGGCTCACCACCCCGGCCGGGCGTTTCTGCGTTTCAGGGGACGAATGGCAGACGAGCCCGGAAGTACCAGTACCGAGACGGAAGACGCGCCGGCCCCGTTCGAGGGCCTGACGCCTCCCGTCGAGACACCGCCCGAACCAGCGCAAGCCCCTGCTCCCGACCCGAACGAACTCCTCGCCGCCGAACGTCTCCGCGCGGCCCGGCTCGAAGGCGAACTCCAGGCGCTCCGCAGCGGACGTCAAGCGCCGCCCGCCCATGCGCCCGCGCCCCTCACGCGCGAGACGATCGAGAACGAGTACGCCCGCGGCCACATCACCGACGCCCAACGCATCGAGGCGCTTGCCGATCTTCGCGCCGACGCCCGGCTCGCCGAGTGGCGCCAGCGCGACGTCGAGGACCGGACCCGCGCCGACGCCAACGACGCCATCCAGACGTACGTCACGAAGCATCCCGACCTCGCCAACGCCCAGAGCTCGCTGATCCAGAGCGTGAACGCCGAACTCGAAGCCATGCGGCGACGGAACCCGAAGATCGACCCGAAGGACCCGCGCGACCAGCTTCTCGCCGTCGAGCGCGTGCTCGGCAAGCAGACGCCGGCCGGGCCGGACCAGCGGGAGTGGAACCGCCGCCGGATCGCCGTGGGCGGAGGAGGCGGCATGACGCCGGAGACCCCCGCGCCGCAGCAGAAGCCGAAGAGCAAGGGCGAGGACATCTTCGATCGCCTCAAGCCGGAGATCCAGCGCTACTTCATCGAGACCAACCGCGGCGACAAGACGCTGGCGCTCAAGCAACTCGAGCACGCCGACGAGGCGAAGCTCGCGAAGGCCGGGCGGTTCAAGTGAGCGTCCAGGGCTTCAACTCTATTCACTACAACATCTTCCGGCGCCCTTGGGGCATCCGCGATCTCCTCGACTCGATCCGATTTCCGAGGCGCCGGTCGTTGCTTCCCGCCATCTGGGTCGACGAGCTGATGCAGAAGCGGTTCGGCACCTTGCTCGTCTGCTCGACCTGCGAAGTGAAGTATCGCGAGGGTCTGAATCGGTGGGCCTACGCCCCGCACGCGAACATGCGCGGTACCCAGGATACCGGCTGCGACTTCTGCCACAAGGACGTCAACATGCGGATGTGGCACAAGGAAGAGCATCGCTACCGCACGGCCGATGAGATCGCGCGTGCAGTCTGGCATTCCGCCACGCGCCAGTTCCAGGACACACGCCGCGTGCCGTTCGCTCACCGCCTGCCCATCATCCCACGTCGCCGCGAACCCCTGAAACCCGGCGCGCTTGTGAGTTTCGCCGGGCACCGGATTCAGTAGGAGGACCGCATGCAGCCAGTCAAGCGTCTCGATGGCGAGTCGTCCTTTCACCTGCTGGACTTCAAGATCAGCGACACCAAGGTGCAGGATCAGGTCGCCGTCGCCGAGACAAGCGACTCCGGCGGTGCCTACATCGAAGACCCCGGCGACGTCGACACGCTCCTCGACGTGGTCGGCACGGTCATGGGTGCCTCGTCCTACAACCCGCACGGCGGCGGCGCCGGCACGCTGACCTACTCGGCGACGCAGGGGGCCACGGAAGGACTCGTGCGCGTCTGCGTGACCCCGGACACGATCTACTCAGCGCTCATGAGCGGCACGCTCGCGGCCGGCGGGGCTCTCCAGACGATCACGAACACCGCCGCGAGCACCGACGGCCTGACCATCACGGCCACCGACACCCCCGACAACGACATGGACGATGGCACCTGTTGGTGCCTGTCCGGCGCCAACGTCGGGCAGTCGCGCCGCGTGACCACGTACACGGCGAACACCTCGCTCGTGGTCACGGTGCCATTCATCAACGACATCGCGGTCGGCGACACGTTCGCCGTCGTGCCCTACTCGCCGCCGATCATCGGCGCGGCGCTCTCCATGACGACGGGATTCCGACAGGCCAACGCTGCCATCGCGTACGGGACGGGTGGAGTCGTTCGTATGACCGCTCTCGTGCTCAACGGGGTCAGCGACAGCTACCTGCACTTCGTCTTCGGCGATCACGTCTACAACCCGCTGAGCTGATGACTCCCACTCTGAGCGCAAAGGAGTAACCGATGGCCGTCTTGGTGCCAGGTTCGTTCGCCGATCTACAAGACGTTCGGTTCACGGCGGTCGCCACCGACGAGTACCAGAAGATCGGCGCCGACTACGTGCCGGTCCTCTACGGCGTCACCCCGCCGACGACCCCGTGGCGGGCCGACGAGCGGTACTCGGAAATCTCCGGCTTCCCGCAGATGGGCCAGTTCACCGGCTCGGTCGACTACCTGATGGCCTACCAGGGCTACGACACGACCGCGACCTACGCGGAGTTCGCCGCCGGCCATCAGGTCTCTCGACGCCTCGTCGAGACCGACCAGTTCAACGTGATCGACGACCTCTCGCGCAAGCTCGCGCGCTCGGCCTTCCGGCGCCGGCAGTTCGACGCCACGCGCCCCTGGCGCAACGGCTTCTCGATCGACACCACGTTCTACAACCGGACGGAGGGCGTGGCTCTTTTCAGCAACAGCCACACGACCACGACCGGGACCAGCACGGCGGCCGGCTTCGACAACTTGATCACCGGCGCGCTGAACGCCACGAACCTCGCCACCGCGCAGATCCAGGCGGCCAACCTGCGCGACCTCCAGAGCGAGCCCTTCGACATCGCGCTCGACACGATCCTCTGCCCGTTCGACCTCTACGAGACGGCGTGGGAGATCGTGTCCTCGATGGGCCAGCTCACCACGGCCAACAACAACCGCAACGTCCACTACGGCGCCTACACGCTGATCTTCATTCGGAACAAGAAGGACTTCCCGGACGTCAACGACTGGTTCGCGCTCGACGGCACGCTGCTCAAGGATCTGATGCTCTGGTTCGATCAGGTCTACCCGGGCGGCATGCCGGAGTTCGGGACGGTCGAGGACTTCGATACCTTCAACGCCAAACATCGCGCTTATATGGTTTATACCCAGATCGCCCGCGACTGGCGATTTGGTATTGGTGCACAAGTCAGTTAGCGAGCACATGCAGGCCACGAGCGAGAGCGATATGAGGGCCGCGTGATGCCGGAGGGCGCCCGGTTCGATCCCCGCAAGGCCGTGCATCCGCGATACGACACCGCGCTCGACATTCGCGAGGAGAAGCACGCGCTCAAGACGGCGAGCGGGCCGGTGGGCAAGACGGCGGTCGGGAGGTCGGGCGGCTACGACGTGCGGGGCCGCGTGACGACGCCCGCGAAAGGCGCGACGGCCAACAGCCCGACGAAGCGGCACAGCCCGCCGCCGGTGAGGCTGAGCGCCGGCAAGGCAAAGGCCGGCATGAAGAAGATGATGCCGAAGATGCGGGGGTACTGATGCCCAACGCCTACCACCACGCCGAGGACAAGGGGCTCGCGCGCCCGAACCTTCGGCCGACGCCGGGGAAGCTCGGGCTCGCGAACCAGTCCTGGAAGATCCCGAAGACGCCGGGCGGGCCGCGGAAGGTGCACACCGTGCGCGGACGCGCCGTGAAGGTCTACCGGCAAGGAGACGTGACCGGTGCGTAACGTCAACCGGGTACCGAAGAAGCAGTGGCGGAAGTGGTCGACACAGGCGCGCAGCGTGTTCAACGCGGTCTATCGCTTCGCGATGAACAACCCGCGCCTCATGCAGCATCCGGCCGCACCGGAGCCGAAGCCGTTCCACTGGAAGACGGTGGCCTGGAACGCGGCGTGGATCGCGGCCGACGCCGTGGACGACTCGATCCCGACGGAGGTTGCGACGATCACGCGCTCCGGCCGCGAAGTCGCTCGCACGAAGGTGGCCTGATGCCTGACCACATCGACGCGCTGCTCAACGATCCCGACGTCAAGCCGCTGACGGAGACGAATTGGCTCCGGCCGCACCAGATCGAGGGCCGTCGCCTGGAAGTCGACCAGATGGCCCGCGCGCTCAACGATCCGGTCGCCGTCAAGGCCATGACGAACCCCGGCCTGCTGAAGCGCCAGAACGACGAGAGGCGCCGCATCCTCGAAGCCCAGATCCCGCCCGCCGTTGCGCCGGGCGTGATGGACAAGGTAGCGAAGGCCATCA